ATCGAGTAATGCTAGATGCATTATTCCAAGGTCTTACAGACGAAGCAAAGGAGACCAGCGATGCCAGCAAGCGTAAAGGGCGGCGTTGAGCTTCGCAGGGCACTTCGCAAGTTCAGCCCAGATCTAGCCAAGGCATTGCCGAAAGAAATTGGCGCAGCACTAAAGCCAATTACTAGATCCGCTAAAGGTTATCTTCCAGATGACGGACAAGTCTTAAGCGGATGGCTAACTCGTGATAATTCACAGGCTCGCTTTCCTTCTTACAATGCTCGAATTGTTAAGCAAGGTATTGGTTATAAGACAACACCATCTAAGCCTAATCGCAAAGGCTTTAGATCCCTTGCTCGGGTATTTAATAAGACTGCTGCTGGAGCGATCTATGAAACTATGGGGCGTAAGACTCCATCATCAAGATTTGTGCAAAATCAGAATGATAAGTTTGGGCAAAACATGAAGGGTAAAGGCAAGATGGAAGGTCGAGCCCTATACCGCGCTTATGAAGAAAACAATGGCAAAGCTAGAGTTGCTGTCCTTCAAGCCATTACATCTGCCGCTAATAAACTTAATGCTAGAGCGACAGTGAGAGGCTAACCATGGCAAATATAGTTATTGATATTGCATCCGAATTTACTGGTGCTAAAGCCTTCAAGCAAGCAGATTCGGCAACGGATAAACTTACTAAAAATGTCAAAAAACTTGCTGCAACCGTTGGACTTGCTTACTCGACAACAAGGGTTCTAGCCTATGCAAAGTCCTCTGTTAAAGCTGCTGCTGCCGATCAAAAGGCACAGCAACAGCTAGCACTAGCTTTAAAGAATGTTGGGCTAGAACGAGATGCAGCTACCTCAGAAGCATTGATCCAACGCTTGCAGAGCGAATATGGCATTGTCGATGATCTTCTACGCCCTGCCTATCAAGCACTGGCTATAGCCACACGCGACACAGCAGAAAGCCAAAGGCTTCTCAATTTATCTTTAGACATTAGTGCTGCAACTGGCAAGGATCTTGGATCAGTAACGGCTGCACTTAGTAAGGCTTACTTAGGAAACAACACAGCACTCACCCGATTAGGTGTAGGCATATCTAAGGCAGACCTTAAAACTAAATCTTTTTATGACATAACTACAGATTTACAAGATACTTTTAAGGGGTCAGCGACAGCAGCAGCCAATACCTTCCAAGGTTCAATGGACAAGCTTGGTGTTGCCTCCGCCAATGTTTCCGAGATTATCGGCACAAGTTTGATCGATGCTCTAAAAGGTTTAGGTAATCAAGACTCTGTTGATAATTTAGCCAGCTCAATGGAAAGAGTCGCACAAAGAACAGGCGATGTAATTCGTGGCGTTGGTGTTTTAATTGGTAAGTTAAAGCAACTCCCGGGAATGCCTGACTTTAGCGTTTTGTATGATATCTCTTACTTACGCCTGTTAGAGAAAATAGGTTCAGCTTCTCGCGCTGGATCTGCTGGTGGATTTCCACAAGGCCCTCCATCTGATCTAACACGACAATTTCCAACTACTCAAACTAAGACAGACAAAACTGCAAAAGAAACTTTGAAGATTAATAAAGAGTCTTTAAAACTTGCTAAGGCAAGAGCAACCTTTGACCTACAAAAGATCCAGATCGAGGCAGCACTAAAGGGTAAAATCTCAGCAGAAGATGCTATTCGCCTAAAGCTTATGAAGGCTATTGAAGACGAAAACATTGCCAACATTGACAAGTACCAGAAGGCTTTAGAAGTAGCACAGACAAAAACTAAAGAATTAGCAGATGCTCTTGCTGCTATCAAGGCAAGCGAAGCGGCTAATCCTTTTGCTAAGTGGGCAGACTATGTCAAAGAAGCAATCGAGTTAACTAATACTGTGGCACAGGCTTCATTAAAGGCTGGCATAGAAGCAGGTGCAAGTCTTTCACAGGCTTTGTCAGGTGCTCGTTATGCAGCTCAAGGCGCAGCCGCAGCAGAAGCAGCAGCGAACGCAGCGGCGATTGCTGGAGCATACGGATCAGCAGCAGCGGCAGCAAACAAAGCAGCCGCAGATCAAGCAGCAGCACTTGCAGCACAGACTAAAGCAGCTCAGGATGCTTTAGTGGCAGGTTCAAAAGCCGCACAAGATGCACTTGCAGCACAAACTAAAGCTGCACAAGATGCAGCAGCTGCGCAAGCCGCGCTTTTAACAGCAGGATCAGCAGAACAAAAAGCAGCTCTAGAAGCACAACTCAAAGCACAACTTGAATTTCTAGCAGCTCAATCTGCCGCACAGATGGCAGCATTGAAAGCACAACTTGCAGCACAGGCGGCAGCAGATAAAGAATTATTGGATGCATCGCAAGCAGCAGCAGAAGCGGCATTTATCTTAGGCACTAATGATTCTGCTACACGCAATGCAGCAATCCTCGCAGCCCAAGCAGCAGCGCAAGCAGCAGCATCGGCGGCAGCACTTGCAGCAGCAGAACAAGCATCAGCATCCAGCGCAGCCAGTAGCGCGGCAGCTACAACAGTAATTATTAATGTTGAAGGCTCTGTTATTGCTGAGAATGACCTTGCAACTATTGTCAATGACGCAATCAATAATTCCTCAGTGGCAGGTAATGCTGTTGGTTACAATCGAACTGCAACAACTATGGCTATTGCATGACGCTTCCAGCAACAATAAATGTATCAATTAACTTTGCCAATGGCCCTAGTTATGGCATACCTCTAACCCTTAACGATCCTGTCGATGGCATCCTAGATCAAAATGTTCTGGCTGAGAGTTCAGCCTTAATTATTGATTACTCAAATCGCAGCACAAATATCGCCATTCGTAGAGGTCGCAATCTTTTGCAAGATACTTATGATGCAGGACAAGCTACAGTCAAGATCTTAGATCCAGACGGTGACTTCAATCCTCAGAACACACTTTCGCCGATTTATGGCTACTTGCAACCTGGGCGCAAGCTGCGCATTTCAGCAGATTATAGTGGCACTACCTATTACCTATTCTCAGGCTATACATCGGATTACAGATACACATATCCACAAGGCCAAGAAACAGCCTATGTAACTGTTACGGCCTTTGATGCCTTTAAGATCTTTAACACTGCCGCTGTTAGTACGATTGCTGGCACTTCAGCAGGTCAGACTACAGGCACTCGAATTAACAAGATTCTAGACGAGATCTCATGGCCTGCTGGCATGCGTGATATTGACACAGGCGCGACTACTTGTCAGGCAGATCCAGCTACTTCTAGGTCTGCTCTTACAGCTATTAGAACTGTAGAACTGACAGAATATGGTGCTTTTTATATCAATCCTGAAGGCAATGCAGTCTTTCAGGATCGCCCATTCACTGTGTCTTCGATTAGTGGCACTCCAACAGTGTTTAATCAAGATGGCACAGGAATTAACTATGCCAATTTGAAGTTTGCCTTTGATGACAAGCTTGTCTATAACCAAGCTAATGTGACTAGGACAGGCGGCACTGTCCAGACTGCCTCGGATGCAGCCTCCATTGACACTTACTTCTTGCACTCTTACACAGTAGGCAACCTGCTAATGGAGACAGATGCAGAAGCTCTAAATTTTGCTGAGGCTTATGTGGCTAGTCGTAAAGACACAGACATTCGCATCGATTCCATGACTTTGGATCTAAACACCCCTAGTTACACAGCTGGGGTTATCGCTGGACTTAGCCTTGATTATTTCGATCCTGTAACTATTACAAATGAAACACCACAGGGATCAACAATAACTAAGACTCTACAGATCCAAGGCGTATCCCATGACATTACCCCTAACTCATGGATTACAAACTTCACCACAATGGAACCAATTATTGATGGCTTCATCTTAAACTCGGCATTATACGGTATTCTAGACACTAGCGTTTTAAGTTACTAAGGAGAAAAAATGGCAGCAGGACTCGGATTTAAGACCTTTCTCAGTGGGGATGTCTTATCAGCAGGGGATGTAAATGGTTATCTCATGCAAGGAGTGCTTGTATTTGCAAGCGCAGCAGCTCGCGATGCTGCAATTACATCGCCACAAGAAGGACAATACGCATATTTGAAAGATACAAATGTGACATATTATTACAGTGGTTCGGCGTGGGTATCCGCATCTGCATCATCGCCATTAACAACAAAGGGCGATGTTTATACTTTCTCTACAGTTGATGCAAGACTGGGAGTAGGAGCTAATAACACTGTCCTTACTGCCGACTCAGCTCAGGCAACTGGACTAAAGTGGGCTACACCAACGGCAGCTGCTCCAAATGGTTACACATTATTAAACTCAGGTGGTACGACTTTGTCAGGATCATCAACGGTAACAATTAGCGGAATTTCAAATGTGACAAGCCTTATTATTATGACTTTTGATGCCTCATCATCAGCAAGCCAAACAATAAGCGTGAGAATTAACGGAGACAGCACCGCAAAATATAACACGGCAGGATTAGAATTCACCGCTAGTACGGCCGCTCAATGGTGGGGCGAAAGTACTTCGGAATTAACCTGTGCAAACTTATCAAATAACTCCGCTTCAGTTGCTTACATAGCTGTCACGATTGACTCAGCGGCCTCAACCGCGTTCAAGCGTGTTTCAGTAAATGGCATGGCAAGTGCAGGAGGTGGCAGCGGTCAAAAAGGTTATGTGCACCAAGGTCGTTATGAAGGCACAGC